GACGGTGACGGTATTGCTGAACGCCGCCGTATTTGCGCCATTGGCAATGAAGGCACACACATCCTGCATAACGAGCCATTTGACCACGTTCCGTTTGCTGTTGTGTCGCCTATTTTGATGCCGCACCGCATGATTGGTCGTAGCATCTACGACATGACTGAAGACTTACAAGTAATTAAGTCAACATTGATGCGTCAGTATTTAGACAGCGTTTATACCAGCACACTTCCACGCATGGTTGCTGTTGAGGGTCAAGTCAATCTGGATGATTTGCTTGAGGGTACTGCCGGTGGAATTATCCGCGCTAGACAGCCTGGTATGGTTCAGCCTATCAGCGGGACGCCAGTAGGCGGCGAAGTTCGCCCATTGATGGATTACCTCGACAACATAAAAGAACAGCGCACAGGCATGAGCAAAGCCTCACAGGGCTTAGATGCAAATGCGTTGCAGTCAACGACAGCCAGCGCGATTAGTGCGACTGTTCGTGGCGCACAGGTAAAGCTGGAAAGCTATGCACGGACAATGGCTGAAACAGGCGTTAAATCGCTGTTTAAGGGCATCTTGCACTTAGTGACTAAGTACGATAACAAACCGCGCATCGTGCGTCTGCGTAACAACTTTGTGCCGATTGACCCGCGTGAATGGACAAGCGAATACGATGTCGTGGTACAGGTTGGGCTTGGCACGGCTGACGATGAGCAGAAGATTGCGTTTCTGACGCAGATTGCTGCAAAGCAGGAGCAAATCTTGATGCAGTTAGGGCCAAGCAATCCTATTGTTAGCATGTCTCAATATGTGAACACACTTCGTAGTATTGCTGAGATTGGTGGTTTTAAGGACGCTGATATGTTCTTCAATAGCCCACAGCAGATACAGATGATGCAACAGCAACAACAGCAACAGCCACCACAGCCTGACCCAGCGGTGGCTATGAAGCAACAGCAGATGGAAGCAGAACTGGCGCTGAAGCGTGAGAAGATGCAAGCCGATATTCAGCTAGAGCGTGAGCGCATGACGATGGAGATGGAACTACGCCGTCAGGAGTTGCAAGCCGAAGCTGAGTTGCGTATGGCGAAAGCTGTGACAGACGCACAAATCTCAACCAATCTACCGCGAGTGTAAAATGGCCAAGAAGATGAAAAACCAGAACCCACCACGCCGCGTAGAGATTCGCGGTCAAGACCACTTACTAGCCTACATCACACCAGATGAGGCACAGTTGCTTATGGACAATGGTGGTTCTGGCGAACCGGGGCCAATGGGTATACCGTCTTTCCCTGACTATGGCGGCGGTAGCGGCTTTGGTGATGACAGAGACGACCCACGCGGCGACAGAAGCACAGGCGGCTGGGATGGCGGTGGCAGAAGCGAAGATAGAGATGCCGCTGTAGCCGCCGCACAAGCAGAAATAGATAGAGCCGCGAGAGACGCTTCTATTGCCGCTGAGATAGCTAATCGTCAGGCATATGAAGCAACGATGCGTGGTATTAGCCCCGGTCAAGCTACCGCTATGTTTGGCAATGCACAAATGGCTGGAAGAGGCTTTACATCAGCTGACATCGACAGGATGCTTGGTAATGCAACTGTAAGCCGTGCAGCTTTGGCTGGGATATTGCCAGAATTACAAGCCAGAGCCAGACGCGGTGAGCAAATAAGCACACTAGCTGGCGCACTTAGCCCTGTTAGAACGGCTTTTACTGGCCTTCTTGGTAAACTTGGCGTCAATATGCCAGCAAGGACAACATCTTATGATGACTTAGCAACATTAATTAGTATGCCTGAATCTCGTATTCAACCTGGTGGTTTATTTGGCCCAGACGAAGTATTAGCCGCACCTACAGGCGGCGTAGGTGCATTTGGAACGCCAGCCAATTTATCGCAAGGTTACTTTGGCGGAGTGTCGTATACAGGTATGCCAAACGAAGATTACACAGGCCCGTTTGCAGACTTAGTAAATCCAGAACCAGATAGTATGGGTGGAGACCGCGATGTTATCCCACCACAAATAAACTCAATAACTGGAGAAGCAGAGTGCCAACTTGGTTACACATACGACAGTGAAATCGGCATGTGTATTAAAGACCGCCCAATTAGAACACCTGAGTTTAGACCAGGGCCAGCATATGCGAGAACAGGGCTTCTTGATGTTGCTCCTACTGGTGGTCTATTAGAGGATTTTGACAGACTCAATAGGCAATTCCAGTTGTCTTACGCTACAAGACCATCATATTACCAAGACCCGTACAACTTACAAGGAATGAAAAGAATTTGATGAACGAAGGAAAAGCAAGGGAACAGATGGCTAGGGCTGAAAAGGCCCAAGCCGTTTTACGGAACGAAATATTCATAGAGAGTTTTGAGTATTTAGAGACAGAATTTACAAATGCTTGGAAGCAAAGCGCATTAGGAGACACAGAGGCCAGAGAGCGCCTGTATATGCTGTGCCAGAACTTAGAAGCATTGAAAGGATACATCCATAAGGTCGTTGAAGACGGCAAAATGGCAAAAGTTTCGCTAGATGAGTTGCATAAACGTCAACAATTTGAGAAAAGGAAATAATTATGTCCGACAATCCTAACGGAACCGGAGCTATTTCAATTAATGATGCAATTAGCCTTCTAAATACCCCCGAAGAGGATACGGTTGTAGAAGAGCGGCAGGGAGCAGTAGCTTCCGAACCAGTGGAGGCAGAGGCCGACATCACCGAAGAAGACACTCAGCTTGAGGCTGAATCTTACGAGGATGACGAGGATGATGCTTATGATGCTGAAGGGTCTGATGAAGAAGATGACTACGAGGACGAAGAAGAGGAACCTCAAGAGCGTCTCTACACAGTCAAAGTAGACGGTGAAGAGATAGAGGTCAGCCTTGACGAAGCCCTACAAGGTTATCAGAGGCAACAGGCTTTTACTAAGCGTAGTATGGAAATTGCGGAGCAACGCAAAGCTGCTGAACAAGAAGCCGCGCAAGCAAAGCAAGCCAGAGACTACTACGCACAGCAACTTGAAGTGCTGGCACAGCAGATTCAACAGACAATTCCACAGGAACCTGATTGGGTCTCATTAGCAAAAGAGGTGACGGCTGAAGAGTACAACGCCATTAGAGCAGAGTACGATAATCGGAAAGCCAACCTCTCAAAAGTGGAGCAAGAGCGACAGGCAATCGCTCAACAACAGGCCGCTGAACAAGAAAAGATGCTTCATGAGCATCTTAGAGCGCAACGGTCTGAAATGCTGAATCGCATCCCTCAGTGGAAGGATGATGATGTTAGGAATAAAGAGCGTCTTGAAGTAGTTGAGTACGCTCGTAACATCGGATTTAGCGAAGAAGAAGTTGCACAGGCCACAGACGCTAGGGCCGTGGAACTTCTGTACAAAGCGATGCAGTGGGACAATCTACAGCGTAAGAAACCCACGGCTAAGAAACGCACCAGAGAAGCTCCAAAGATGGCTAAAGCTGGACAGCCACGCACAAAGAAACAGGTTGCTAGTCGTTCACGGCAACAGTCTATGAACCGCCTCAATAAAGAGCGGTCTGTAGATGCAGCCGTATCATACCTAATGGGCAGATAGTCTTAGAAGGAGAAACCAAATGACTTACACGACCCAAACTGCCGTTGGTGAGCGCGAACAGCTTGCTGACGTAATCTATCGGATTGACCCCGATGAAACACCTATCTTCAGCGCACTGAAGAAGGAAACCTCAAACGGCATCTTCACTGAATGGCAAGTACAAGAACTTGCTTCTGCAAGTGCCACCAACTACGCAACGGAAGGCGCAGACGCCAGCATCGTTGCTCCAACAGCAACCGTCCGTCTTGGTAACTACCACCAGATTTCGGTCAAAGCAGTAGCTGTATCAAAGACCCTTGATGCAGTTGAAAAAGCTGGCCGTGACCGTGAAGTAGCCTACCAGAAGGTGTTGAAATCATTGGAACTTCGCCGTGACATCGAAAAAGCTATCGGTGACACAGACGTTGCTCGTAGTGGTTCTGACCCTCGTAAATCAGCATCATTGTCATGCTGGATTACAAACGGTTCAGTAGGTGCCGCTGGTACTTTTGCCGCTGGCGTAGGTACAGACACCATCACTGCTGGTACTGCCCGTGCGTTGACACTTGCCCTCATTGAAGACGGCATGCAAGACGCTTGGACAGACGGCGGCAATCCGAAGATGATGGTTGCATCGGCCACTAACCGTGCAAACTTCTCTGACTTGTCAGCTTCTGGCAACTTGGTTAGCAACGATGTCAACATGACAGCCGCTAAAGAAGTTACCTACGTTGGTTCGACATCAGTCTTCTTGACTGACTTCGGCACCATCGAAGTAGCTCCTTCACGGTTCCTGTCAAATGACCGCATCTTCCTGATTGACCCAGACTTCGCTTCTCTTGCGACCATCAATGGCCGTAACTTTGCTGAGAACGAAATCGCGCCAACAGGTGACGCCGAGAAGTTCCAGATTGTGACTGAGTGGGCTTTGAAAGTACAAGCTCCAAAAGCACACGCTGGTATCTTCGACTTGTCAGGTGCCTAAGTAACATAGAGGGGGCGGTTCGCCGCCCCTTCTTCTTTTAAGGGAAAAACATGAAGAGATTACTTTCTAAAAATGCCAATACAGGCAAAGAGATTTATCTAAATCAAGGCTCTGACGGTTCTACTGTCATTGAGACTACCCAGAAGTTCGATAATCTACTGAAGATTAACAAGCAAATGAGTGACGACTGGCGCTATGGTAATTTACGAGGCACCCAGCGTCATATGCAACATGTGGCAGAAATACCGAATGTAGTGTATCATCACCTACTAGAAAAGCTGGGCAAGCCTAGCGAGAACCCAAAGGCTTGGAAGGCGTGGCTGAATAGCAACGAGAACCGGGCGTTTAGAACAGGCGGCGGTAACATCTAATGGCTATAGCAACTTACTCCGATTTACAGACATCTATAGCAAACTTTTTAGCTCGTGATGATTTAACAAATCAGATACCAGATTTTATTACGCTGGCAGAAAGTAGGATTAATCGTGAGCTTGAGACACGCGAACAAGAAAAGCGGTCTCAGTCTATTTTAACTCCTGGTGACGAGTATGTAGCGTTGCCAACAGATTTGCGTGAGGTACGCGAAGTTAAGTTGCTTACAAGCCCTTTAACAATACTTGATTACGCATCTCCTACTGGTTTGGATTCGCAGTATTCCAGCAACGGTTTGGGCAAGCCAAAAGGATATAGTATAGTCGGTAAAGAGATAAAGTTTCGCCCAATACCAGATAGCGCATATACGGCTGAAATTGTTTACATTGGTTCTGTAGACGCATTGTCTGCTGTATCAACTCCGATATTGTTTACACGTTCTCCTGATGTTTATTTATATGGCGCTTTAACAGAAGCCTATATGTATTTATTAGATGAAGTTAGGGCTGCTCAGTATGATGAAAAGTTTACTCGTGCTATAAATGAAGTGCGACTGGACGAAGAGCGTTCACATTACGGCACTGGGCCATTAACCACAAAATCTGTCTATATGAGGCAGAACGTAACAGCGGAGAAATAAGTTATGTCTGCAATGTCTGATTATCTGGAGAATGAAATTCTCGACCACATTTTAGGAACAGGCGCATATTCGTCACCAACAGCGGTTTATGTGGGGTTATCTATTGCGTCATTTAATGATGACAATAGCGGAACAGAATTGACTGGAAATGGATACGCTAGAGTGGCGGCTACATTCTCCGCGGCTGCATCTGGCACTGCAAGCAGCAATGCTGCTGTTGAGTTTCCAGCGGCTACAGGAAGCTGGGGTACAGTAAGTCATTTTGGTATATTTGACGCAAGCACATCTGGGAATTTGCTAATTCATGGTGCGTTTACTGCTAGTAAAGTTATCGCTACTGGCGATATTCTTCGTATTGCATCTGGTGATTTAGATATCTCAGCAGACTAAGGAGTACAGCCTTGGCTACGCTAGAGGAACTTGATAGCTGGGGTACGCTTGAGCAGCTAGATACATTTGGCAACCTTGACCAGCTAGACGCGCTTGGCTTTACAAACGCTATTGCTGCGGCTTCTGCGGCTCTCACAGCGGCTTCTTCACCGATTGTAATAGTTTCAGCCTCTAGCTCAGTAAACGCCGTTATAACGCAATCTAGCGCGATTGAAGTTATAAAGTTATTTTCTGGCACTGCAAGCACTGCTATTACGGTGTCTTCCAGCACATCTGTTA